GCTAAGGCCTTATCGTCTCCAACATAAGCAACAATAAAGTTATTTACAGCATCATCTAAATTTGTTCTTCTGTAATAACCCATTCCTTTGAAAGCGGCTGGTGTATTAGTAGCGTCGCCTTGGTGGTCCGCATAGTAACCTCTTTCGTCGTATAATTTTCTTGATTCTGCCATTATCTTTCAGCTTGTTGTATTTGTTGATCTTTTTGAGCCGCTACTTGAGTAATTTCAGCTGCTCTTATTATAACTCCAGCGTATGCTAGTATTTTAATAACTAAATTATGGAACTCAGAATCATGCAATTCAAAGTTTTGATAATTTGAGTCGCTTACGTTATTAATAACTTGACCGCCAGAAGTGCCCCCTACCCAATTAGGTTCAGCGGGTTTTCTTACATAACTAACTAAAACGCTTGTTATGCCTGTTAATGGATATAAAACAACTCCACCTTCATGTCTAACATATACAGGACTATTAACTGTTGGTTTTGTTAATGGAGCTCTATTTATAAAATTTATTTTTTTATTAGAAACTTCTTCAACAGATATACCTCCAGAAGATACGCTTCCCAGTCTATAAAAATTGCTTGGAAAAGAAAAATAGTTATTAGTTACGTTTCCTGCAGGGTTAGAAAAAGTAGACACATTTACTGTTTCTTCATTTTCAAACAAAGCTATTTTATCTTCAATATTTTGTCTAATATCTGAATAATCAGAATCATTAGTTACAGCGTAATTTCTTTTAGAAAAATATGCTTCAAAAATTTCATTTTGAGCTTGATTAGCTAGAGTGTTAAACTCTTTAGGAACAATGTAGCCTCTATTCTCTTTATTAAGAATATTTAGTACTGTTTTATAAACGTTGTCTATGCTTACCATTAGTTTTATTTATTTATTAGTTGGTTATAACTAAACGAATAGTTATAACCTGGTGTTTTATGAAAGTTTCTTTTCAATAGCTTTCATAATGTCTACGCCTTCATCTGTTTTTAAGAATCGTGCAAACGCCGCATATGGGTGTTCATCAAATGGAACTGTCATAATTTTCTTACTATTAGTTGACCATTTGAATATTGTATTGTCGTCTGTTAATTTAACGATACCAGCTTCAACACATCGGTTTGCTAAATTACGAAGCTTAATATCTTCGTCCTGTGCTACTTCAATAAATAGCTTAGGCATGTTCCTAGCAAACATGTAACAATCTCTTTTGATTTCCTTGGAAGACATCTTAGTAACATCAGAACCAATTTCAGTTCTTAATATAGCTTCTAAGTGTTCTATGTCAAGCTCTTGAACTAGTTTTAATGCTTCTAGTTCTAGTTCTATAATATCTATGTCATCCATAGCTTCTTGAACAAAGTCAATCTCATGCCATAAGTTAAATCTATCTGGGTGGTGAATTGAAAGTAATTGTTGTAACAAAGGTTGATGCCTTGGTACGGTTAAAACGCCATCAGTGAATACTATGTGTTCCAACTTAGCAAAACCATCTTGCTCATCTACAAATAAAGACTTTTGATTAATAGAATATCTTAATTCTCTATTAATACCCTTTTCTTCGTCAAAAAACAAAAGCCCTGTGCTTTTTATCTTATAAGTTAACGGCGACATACCGTTTTTAAGAACATAAGTTCTATCTTTAATTTCCCAATTTTTCATATATAATTTAATAAAATAATTTAAAAAAAATAACTGAAGGGGCAGTCGTTAAACTACCCCACAGTTATATTAATCTACTACTTCAATAAGAAGAAGTTGTTTGCACCTTGAGTAATCAAACATCTTTCAGATAAGAAATTAACTCGCATTTCGTCTACAGAAGAAGTATAAGCTCCTCCAACAGATCCAGTGATCCAAGTTTTCATTTTTCTATCATCAGTTTCAGATGAACGATAACGTATGTGTAAGAATGGACGCTTGATGTTTTTACCAAGATCTTGATCGTACACAGTAGAAGTACCTGCAGGAATAATAGCTCCTTCAACATCACCAAATCCACCGCGAGTTGCGAAGTCATTTAGATATTTCCAGTCAGTTTTGTAAAAGTCATAAGAACCTCTACGGAAACCGCTAAATCCTAAGTTAAGAGCCATATCTTCAGAGTTATTAAATACTCCATAAGAAGTACCTCCTGATCCATAAGAATTTTTAGCCGCTAACGCGTCGTCAATAGCTAAAGATAAAGCACGGTTGCTATAAATCATATTTTCTTCAATAGATCCGTTTTTATCTAGTTGCTTAAGGATGCTGTCAAAACCAGTCATGTTAGTGCCTAGATCTGTAGAAAGACCTCCATATACATTTCCACGCGCTTCTAATGCAGCAAAGAATCCTTCAGAACCAGAATAAGTTCCAATATCAGATCCAGCTCCATTTGTTTTAACGGCTTCAACCATAGTCATTTCTAAATTGTCTTCAAAACGTAAACGTGTTTCGTGCTCAGACTTTAGGTACCATAGGTATCCGCTAGCTCCGTTTTCTGAAGCAACTTCAATCCATCCAATTTGTGCAGTATCAGAACCACTAACAGCATAGTTGTCTTTTAAGATAATAGGCTTGTTAGTGTAAGAAGAATAGTCAGAGTCTGTAGATCCAATCATTCCATCAGTTCCTTTTGCAAATTCAGAACCATAAGCAAGTACGGTAGCGTGATGATAACCAGTAGCGCCAGTAACAGCGGTAAAGTTAGCAGCAGTATAACATACAGCTGTAAAGGTACCTGTGTCTCCTGAAGCGGCAGCTCCAGCAACTGTAACAACACCTTTTAGTACAGCACCAGTAGCAACATTTGCGCTAGTTTGGCCTTGTACCATAATAGTTTGTCCAGCACGGAATACAGGTGCAGCACCAGCAGCATGTGCAGTTGCATCAGCATTAGCATCAAAAGTTACTGTAAATACAGTAGCTCCATTAGATGCAGCAGAAGCAATAGCAACATTTTGGTAACGTGTGTGAAGACGCCCTTGCTCTACCCAACGAATTTCGTCAGATGTAGATGGCATTTCAGCTGATACCATACGTAAGAAAGAAGAAATAGAACGGTTTCCGTAAATTTCAGCTTCCTTTTCGTATACGTCAGGTAAAAATTGTTTTGTAAAATCGAAATCATTAATGTAATTTCCTTGAAATAATGCTCCCTTAGTTGCTGAGGGAGATAAATGTTCAATGCCAGTAGTTATAGCCATTGTAATAAATTTTTAGTTAGTTTTTTAGTTTAATTTTTAGTTTTGAACTAGAATCACCTGATACAACTTTGAATTTCTGACCGCTAGAGGTTTTTATTTCCCCAGTTTGTCTAGGGTCCATATTAATGTTTTTAGCCTCTCTAGCATTTTGTTGTACGGCATCGGCACGGCCTTGCTCGTAAAAATGCTGGGCTAATTTGTCCGCGTTTTGCGCAGCAAACATAGCTTTGTGATACCCCTTAGCATCAAAAATTTCACCTGCCTCATTTAAATAAGGCTTGATAATATTAGCAATATTAGACTGAGTTTCTTTTATTTCTGATTTGTTATTAACTTTGTATCGAAATTTGCTATCTCCAACTTGGAAATCAAACCCTTTAAAGTTATCAGAAAATACTTTGTCTGTTTTTTCTAAAAATACCTGTGTTAGTTTTTCGTTAGATTCAGTGCTCTGTTTATATTCGTTATAATGCGTAAAAGCTTCTTGGTACTCCTGAGGAATATCTTGTTGCTTATTCAACTTGAGATCAGCATAATATTTCTTTTTGTTTACTTCCAAAAACTTTTTAGCATTAAATAACTCTTCTTTGAATGCTCTTTTCTTAGAGCGAATTTCTCTTGGGTCGTCGTCTTCATCATATGAAAAATTATCTTCCATGTATTCTGAAACTTCTTGAGTGTCCCAAGGTTTTGATTGATTATAGTACTCTCTTAATAAATCACCGTCATTATACGCTGATAAATCTTTGTTTAACAAAACATAATCTTCAACAGTTCCACCTGTTTCCTCCATAAACTTCACAAGCTTATCGACATTTTCAGGTAGAACAACTTGCGCGACAGGTTCTGGTAATTCGTTTACTTTAGCAGAGTTTGCGTCAATAACAGGCTTTGTGTCTATCGCTTCTTCTTCTTCAATAACGAGCTCGAGCGGAGAGCCTTCTTCGGTTTCGGTTTGCTCCCGTACTTCTTCGACCACTTCTTTGCTATCTCCGGTTTCATTTTCCACAGAAACCTCCTCTGTTTTTCGCTCTTGAACGGCATCTTCTGTTGGTTTGTTTAGTTCGTCTAAATTAATTTTAGGCACTTCGTCTACTGTTTGACCTGCAGCTTCTGGTGTAATATCACCGGATTCAACCGCTTTATCTAATACAGCTTGTTCTTGTTCTTTTGCTGACTTCTGCGCTGCATCATCAACAATACCTTTAATTTTCCATTCACTCATAATTTAATAATATATAATAGTTATTGTTTTTTATCTAGGCTCAAACCCGCTTAAATCAATTCCGCCTAAAACGTCATTACCGCTAGATTCAAAAGCTTTTTTAGGAGCAGGGTTTGAAACAGGCTTATTTAGCTCTATTTCTTTTTCACTATCCAACTCCATTTGCTTAAGCTTCATATTTAGCTCGTACTCGTAGAACATTAATTGTTTTTTCTGCTCCACTTCTCGATCTAGCTTTTTAATGTCAAGCTGAGTTTGCATCTCTGCAAGTTGAGATTTAGCTTGTACTTTAATTTGTTCAGCTTGTGCTTTAGCCATTTGAGCCATTTGAGCCGCTTGGCCATTAGCTTGACTTTGAGCAGCAATATTTCTCTCTGCTTTTTCTTGATCCATAGCCTCTTTCTTGGCTCTCCTATGTTTTAGCAGTTGATTAGCTAGTTTTATATTTTTTATTTGTCTAATATCAATAACATCCTCTAAGTGTATCTGATCTCTTGATAGCGCTATTTGTATATTATTTTCAACTAATTGTTTTTCGTCTTCATCCGGATCTAGTTCTAAAAATATACCAAAATCGTGCAAGTGCATTCTTTCCAGCTCCGCTAGCGCTCCTACTGAGAATCTACCAATAGAAGATATAAAGGCCTGTTTTTGTGGGTGAAATTCTAAAACATCTTTTATTCTCATAGAAACAGCTTCAGCTAATGTAGTAGTTATATATGAGGAGCTATAAAGAATATGTCTTGTTGCGGTATTAGAATTGGCTGCAGCTAGTTTTTGAACACCAACTAAAGCATGAGGGTCTGGATCTGATCCATCGCGAGCTTCATTTAATCCCGTTACATCGCGTATCATATTTAAATAATAGTTATACGACTGAATTAATAACTGGCTTTGCTGCCCGCCACCACCAGGCAATTCTTGAATTGGTATTTTACCAGGGTTCATATCGCCATCAACGGTCATTGATCTACCTATAACAGAACCTGTTTGAAAATACATATTCAAAGCTTCTTGAGGATTATAATTTGTGCCGTTGCCTAAGTCAATCTCAGCTAACCCGTCTGCATCAAGATAAACACCTGATGGCGTCATTCTTTGGATTACTTGCTGTAGCTTTAAATGTGTTAACTGGATTAGATCAGCATAAGTTACCATTCTACCCACTAAACTTTCAATTCTACCCTTATACATTCTAGGTGCGCTAACAATATAATTCATCATTACTTTATTAACGTTTGAATCTGGTCGGACCATGTTTGAGGCCTTTTCCCACTTTAAAAGTTTATTAGCGCCCAGCACCATAACACCCTCATATATTACTTCTCTTGCTTGAGCTACTTTTTCAAAACGCGTTCTTGTATCCTTAGGAGGATCAAAAGTATCGTCTTTTTTAATTGCTTTTTTAGCACCTGTAGATGTTTCTTTTATTTTATAAACGCTTTTCTCCCAGCTTTTCCAGTTAAAGTACATAACTGTTAGCGTGTTAGAATCTGCAGAATCATTAGAGCCGTTATTAGTATAATCGTAATTATTATAATTACTAGAGCTTCTAGTAGCTTCTTCAAACTCTTCATTAGACAGCCCGGGAAATTGTTTTTTAAGCTCGTTTGCTTTTATCTGTTTAATTTCTCCAAAGTAATATACATCGTCAAAATTAGGATCTTCTGTGTAAGAATATATTAAATTAGCAGGGTCTACATAATCTATTTTTATACCATCAGTATTATTAAAAGAATGTTTGGCCGCGCCAATACCTAAAACAGTTTGGTCGTAATCAACACGCTTTTTAATTTCAGGATAGTTATTTCTTCTAAAAATATTATCAATAGCCATTTCATGGGCTATTTCTAACGATGGTTTATATGCTATCTGCATATACAACTCCAGTTCGTCTTCCGAACCAGGGGCTTCCTCTCTAGCTATATTACGAACATCAATACCCAGCGTGCTATCAACCTCTTCTATGAAATCTTTAGTTAATATGTCCTCTTGTACACCTTCTACAAAATCAGTTCTTTCTTTAACCGACGTTGGATCTTGAGCAAAGGCCTTAACTGTAAACAGCCTGTCTTGCATTCCGTTTACAACAATATCTACAAACTTAGGAATAATTGGGACTGGTGTCCAATCTAAGTTTAAATAAGATAAATCGCCATTAACAGAAAATTCGTCTTTATACTTCTGTATAGATTGTTCGCCGCGAGCATATAAACGTAGCTTATGAAAATCACGTTGATTTTGAACAAACCTTCCTGTTCCGGAGTTTTTTCTAAACCACTCGTTTTGAATACCCAAAGCCACTTCCTTTCCGTATTTTTCGCTAGCTTTTTCAGCGTCTTTTACCGACTGGCTGGGAAATTGGGTTACATATCCTGTAGATTCTGCCATTTTTATTGTATTATTTTACTATTTGGTCCTTTATTATTATACTTTGAAAATCCAAAGTTTATTTTCTTGACTTCTCTTGTAGTCTTAGATGCGTATAAATGTCTTTGGCACGCCATTATAGCTAGGCCTGAACTTATTGATGCGTCAAATTTTGTTCTTTTATTTATATCAAATTTAGCCCAGTCTTCAAGCGTTCTTTGAAAATACATTTTACCACATTCTCCGTTATCTTTTAACCCAACGTGATCTTCTATGTAACTTTCAATTGCTGCAGCATGAGCTTGCCTTATATCTTCCGAAGAGTTTGGTATACCACCTAGCTCTTTTTCTGTTACAGACAATTTGTTTCTGGCTTTATCAGGTCTGTTCATCGAATAGCCTCTGTAACCTCTTCTTTTAATATGATATAATAACCTAGGTTTATTATTTTCCGCTAATATTGGCATCCCGTAGAATATCATTGCCATAAGCACATCTTCAAAAAATATTTCAGCAGTTTGTGGCCTAGCGACATATTCTAAAAAGAATTGACTTGATGGTATATCCGCCAGCATGCTAAAAGTTGTCAGTCCATGCAATGCTCCGTTTGAACCACCGCCATCAACTGTTCCGCTAATATCGTAGCTATCACAACCAAAAGCTCCTAAGTCTTTATTGCCAGGATACTTCATACCGTTTTGAACAATTATATTATTTTGTAATTCAACAGAAGGTATCCAAGATAACTTAAATCTACCTGTTTTATTTGGATTAAATTCTACTGTAGAATCTTTAACTCCATTTTTCCAATTAAACGATCCACGAGTAACGTATCCGTTCATTGTCATTTCTTCATTAAAATCTACTTGTTCATATATCTTATTTAAATTAAATAAAGATCTTGCTATCTCATCTCTAAAAGCATGCTTCTCATATCTAGGAAACTGCCGATAAAATTCATTTAAGGCGTCATTATTTCCCTTAAGCCCATCTGCTTCATTCTCCCAATGCTCGATAACTCCAATATAGATGAGTTCTCCGTCGATTCCTTCAATTGGTTTTTCTGGAGTATCGAATACAGGAAATCCATATTTATCAATGAATCCTTCGTAGTTCCATTCCATTGGTATGAACAAAGAATATAATCCACTAGTAGTTTGCCCATTGCGATTTCGCTTCGTAACTTTTGAGTCATAATATAATTTTTTAAAATTATCACCCCCTTTGTCTAAAGCATTAGAGGTAGACCCCATCATACACTTACCAACTATCTTAGCACCTAGCCTTAAACAAGTTTTTGTTACTCGCCAGTTGTTAAGAATATTATCAGGCCTCTCCCATTTACCGGATTCATCATGTACTAGTAGCCTTAATTTTTCTCCGTCATAAGAGTTGTCGCCGGTGTTTTTCCAGTCGATCGTTGTATCAAGACCCTTTTGCTCTTCACCAGACGCTTCGTTGATTGAACTTCTTGTAAGTCTTCTTGACGGAGTCTTGTAGGAAAGTTCTGTCTTTGGTCTTTCCATTCCGTCTTGTATCGGTTTGAAAAAGAACGGATAGTTCGTTGAGATCGGTACGACCTTATCAGTGAACATCTTTTTAGCGTCACTTCCAGACTTCGATAAAATTCCAAATCTTGCATCTCTGGTGACTGTAGCTTGGTCAACAGTCTCTGAACTTCCCATGAAGGAAAAACCAGACCGTCTGTTTTTGAGATAGCACATTCCATAACTTCGTGAATCAGCCTTGCATGCTTCCCAGAAATAGTAAAAGACTCTATTCGCTTGTCGAAAATCCGGGGATCCAACGTCGATTTTTGTCCAGTTGAGGTACATATAGTGTGACCCTGTAATGTAAGTTGAGGCATTGTTGCACATGAACCAATAACCGTCATTACGCTTATTATACTCGCTATCAATATAATCGTAATACCTCTCTCTAGTATCTTCCGGAAGTAATTTAAAATCATATACTGTTTTTATTTTTTGTAAAGAAGTAGGCTTAAGTGTTTTTGTAAACACCTGCTCTTCTTTTTTTAAATCTTGACCATCAATATATTTAGGCAATAAAGGCAATCCAATACGCAAATCTTGTATTTCGTATATTTCGCCTAAAGTACCATTTTTACTAATGATAACACAATCTAAATCTAAATTATATCCGTACTTAAATTTTTTGTGCTTGTTGTCGTTTTTAACATCTTTTCGTTTAAGATGATCGCTGTGTAT